CCACCGTTGCTATAGTTGATGTGGTTTCGCGTCTGGAGGAGACCTACTGATTCTAACAGCGTAATTGTGGTCATCCTAGTCAGCAATGCCTGCTGGTTCTTGCTCAGCAGGTCTTCGAGACCCAAGGAGGTGAAGTGGGGCGTACCGTTGAAGTCGCTGATGGCATCCATGGTGGCCCAAGCAATGATGGGGTCACTGCTCTCTTGTCCTGCAATCAACCGGTTCAACAGCGGATGGTCGCGCGTGTAGGTCCGCACAATGTGTACGAACCCTTGCATTGCAGGGCTGAGAGCTTGGACGCCTTCGAGCTCCGACATCCTCTACCCCGAGGTGGGTGAAGAAGGAGCTTCCTCTTCCTCGTCTCCGAAGTCTTCGTCGTCGAAGTCCTCGTCGTCGTCGTCGTTCTCGTCGTCCTCCACGTCGATGGTAGGTGATGGCTCCACCACCGCTGCTGCACCAGCAACTGGAGCGGTAGTAGGTGCCACATGCTCCACCTTCCCAGCCGGGGGAGGCGCCTGCTTCACCGTGTCCTTCACCACCGACAAGCTGGAGGGGTCAACCTCCTGACCGCTCTGGTTGGTCACTCGAACCAAACCCTTCTTGACCTTGTCCGTCAAGTCCTTGGCAAGCTTGTTGAGGATGGTCCTCGAGATTGGTGAGGGCCTCCCTCGCACTACACGGAGAAGACCACCACCAAGGTACAGGTTCTTCGTGCTGCGCTCTGGACCCACCAACTGACGACGCTTTTCCCTCGTCTTTGGGTCCCGCGTGGTGTTGTGGATGTAGTAGAGCTCTTGAATCTTCTCCATGGCCTCGTCCTATCTGGGGTTCTCTGACAGAAAAGGGCACCGACGACCGGCGCCGGTGCCCTTCGCCGGGCCGACAAGGATCTGATGGTGACTAGTTAGCCACCACCTGCGGGAACTTCAGACCCTGGTCCACGCGGTTGTTGACGGCACCCAGCGCCTCTTCAGCCACCGGGATGAAGTTCGGCAGCAAGGTCTGGTCGCCCACACCCTCGACAGCATTGCCGGAGTAGAGCTCGATCTTGCGCACCGAGGCGATGTTGATGACGGCCATGGCGATGTCCTCCCACGACTGGAAGGTGATCATGTTGGCCACCTTGTCGATGTAGAACTTCGTCTGGTTCAGCACGTAGAACTTGCCGAAGAACTGCGGCGAAGTGAACACGTACAGGTTTCCCGGCCGCAGGATGTCCGTCTTCACGGTACGGATGTAGGGACGCCCCAAGAGGGTGCTGTACTTGTACCCGTCCACCGTGGTCTCGGACTGGATTCGGTCGCCGTTGTCTTCCACGGTCCAGCTGAGGATATCGTCGAAGTCCAGCTCCGTCATCAGCACCCGCTCTGCACGCAGACGGTTGCCGTCGAGAAGCTTGAACAGCTCGGCGATGTCCTTACGCTGAAGCGGAAGAACGGTGGCTGTATCCGCTGCTGCAGCTCGAGCCAGCTCACCCTTGCGGACGCTGAACTCAGCCGGCGGAGTACCACCCTGCAGAAGCAGAGCAGTGAGGGCCGCAGCGCTTCCGCCGTTGGCCTCCACCTGCAGTGCCTGCACGGCAGCCTCGATGTGAAGCACGAACTCCCGGTCCTCGATCTCTTGGATATCCTTGACGGAGTTCTCCTCGATGATCTTGGTGATGGGCATCTCGTACGCCAACAGCTCCTGCTCCGTCTTCTGGAAGACTTCGCTGGAGATGGTGAAGAACGCCACCTCTGCACGCTCACCTCGGATGAAGCGTGCTGTGGGTTGCCCACGGAAGGTAATCGCCATCGCGCGGGACTGCGGCTCGATGTCGATGATCTTCACCAGGGTGTCGTGGTTGGTTGAACGCTGGCAGTCCGTGCGGGTGACCTGCTCCGGGGGCAGAATCTTGCGCACGAAGCTCACTTCACGGAGCTTGTCGCGGATGTACGCGCCCCCGAACTGAGCCAGCTTTTCCTTACCACCCGGCTCGGAGAGCCGAGTGTTGAACAGGTCGTTGACCATGCGGCCCGATGCCATAGTAGTTCTCCTTGTTCGATTCCTTGTCGGCGTACCTAGTTTACAACATCAGGGCCGCTTAGCCCCACTTGCAGGCGCAGCGGAAGCGTAGCCATCCACCATTGTCCCCATGAAGCTTCGACACGTAGCCTACGATGGAAGACTGTGCTTCTGCGTTATCGATGTTCGAGCCTACGAGACCTACGTAGTTCCGAGCACCGATGGTGATGGTTGCGACCTTCAGAGGCTGACCGTAGGCGGCGATGGCAGTACCCTTGGTGCCAATGGTGGCAGCCGGGTCGAAGATGAGCGTCTCGTACTCGTAGAAGCCGCCCCAGAGGATGGCCGTCTTCCGCTCTGCCATGGCTTGCACGTCGTACCGTCCGGCTTCCATCCACAGCGGGAAAGCCATCTTGAACAACGAGGGGTCACCAACAGAAGAGACATCAGCGGCACGTACGAGCTTGTAGCTCGAGTTCTGAGTCATCCACTCCCCGTCGTACAAGACCAGGGGATTGGTTGGATTGGCCAGCTGCTTGTCAGCTAGGGGAATGTCCCGACGAACGATGGGCAGAACATCCGTAACCGGCCGGAAGTTGACCTTTTGAACCGTCATGCGATTGCTCCTTGTGACTTTCTGCTAATCGCCGGACTAACCGACGTTTCCGAGGATGAACTGCTCGAACTCCGATGAGCTGGCTCCCGAGCTATCTGACAGTGAGGCTGATTTCAACATGTCCGGGCCGGTCATGTGAAGGGCCTTCTGAATTACGGGAAGGTTGCCTTGTTCTGCTTCCTTCTCGAGTTGTTCTGCGAGGAGGTCGTACGGAACGTCCGTATGGACCCCCTTGTCGTGCATTTCAGCCGCTACTTTCTCGGCCTCCATGCGACGAAGTAGAGATGCGTTCTTGTCCCGCAGCTCCACGTTCTCCTCCGCAAGCTTGTCCCTCTCGGAGGCGACCTTCTGCAGCGTCTGGCCGGCGTCGGCCATCAACTGAGCTGCTTTCTCTCGTGGCGTGCTCATGGCTCTCTCCTACAGGGTACTGGGTTGGCTCGCTTGGAAGTTGCTGGCGTCAGCCGGAGTGATGGGCATGCTACCACCCTGTGTCGGCATTGCTGACTTCTTCTCCTTCTTGCTGGCACACCCTGCGGTCTCAGCCAGCTTGGAGAGAACTGCACGAGCGGCAGCCACTCGAGTCAGGTCGTGAGAGATCTTCGCCCCATCAGTATGGTCGAGGACCTTGCCGAGCGTCTTGTCGGTAGCCGCACTCAGAGCCGGCTCCTTCAAGACGTCCTTCATGTCACTCTTGGGGTCAGCCTTGGCCTTGGCCTTGGTGTAGTCGATGGCCGCCTGGTTGGAGTCCACCATCGCCTTCTGCTTGTTGACGTCACTGGGCTCGGAGGGCACACCCTCCTCGGAGGGAGCTGCACCAGGAGGCGGGGTTTCACCCTGCGCTGGAGCTGCCCCACCGGCAATCTTGGCCGGGTTGATGGCATCCTCAGCCTGCTTGTACAGACCCAGAACCATCAGGTTGCGGGCGTAGATGCTCTGGTCGACTGGGGCAGGTTGGGCTGAAGCTGCCTTGGGCATCTGCTGCGGTTGCTGAGCCTGAAGCTGCTGATTCTGAGCTCGAGCAGCCTTGAGCTCCTTCAGCGGACCCATGGCCACGTCGTAACCCTTCTTGCTGCCGTAGGCTCCACCAGGATAGTACCAGCTGCACCACCAGCGGTTGTACCAGCCGCACCGGTGGCAGCACCACGGATACGATGACCGGAAGGTGCCTGAGCTGCTCCAGCACCACCGCCAATCATCGCAGGAAGAAGAGCAGTCTTCTCGATGTACAAGCTACCATCTTCTGCCTGTGCCACCTTGGCCAAACCGAGATGCACCAGGTTGTTGGCGTACGCCACCTGAGCTGCCTTCTCCTCTTCCGTCTGCCCGGCGGAAGCGGCCTTGGCGCTCTCGTTGGTCAACGTAGTCTTCTCGTTGCTGATGGGCTCCACCGGTTGCTCGGCGTGCATCATCGAGTCGTTGGTCTCGAGCCCGGTGCCTGGGTCAGGCTTACGGGTCGGGTCCTTCTGTAGCGCCGGGTCCTTCGGCTGCTGGTTCTGCTTCGTCGCAGAGCCCATCTGGCCGGCGTCAATGTAGGGCTCTTCACTCTTGGCTGCAGCCACATCGAGGGTGTTCGGACCCTTGCCCGGACCGGTGTTGTTCTCGGTGCCCGGGAAGTTGACGGCCGCCAGCTTGGGGTCCGTCTCCTTGGCCAAGAAGTACAACGCGCTGGCCAGCTTGTCCGTGTAGTCCGTAGGAATGTGGTCCTCTGCTGCAGCTGTCTTCTCCGCCTCCGTCGGTGGAGTAGCTCCAGCGTTGGCAATCTGCCGAGCACTCTCGAGTGAGATGTCGACCTTGGCAGCAGCACCCTCGCAAGCAACCTTGACCAGGTCCTGAAGGGTGGGTGATTTCATCGAGGTAGTCATGTGCATCTCCTGAAATGCCACCTTAGGCAAGAACTCCATTCCGCGTGGCGCCATGGACTTCTGCGACGCCGCTCCTGCGTCTGGGGTAGGTGGCATCCCCGTGTTGACTTTGGAGTAGGTGGTTCTGGGGGAGAGGCCCACGGGTCCTTTCTGACCTGGGGCCGGCTTGTTCTCGACGGCTGACATGGGCAGCGGAGCAATGGCCGTCGCACCGGCATTGGGGTCTGGCGGGGCCGACCCTACTGAGGCTGCGTGCTTCCATTGCTCCACCACTCATCCGTCTCTCAGGAGAAGACCTCGTCCCAATCCACCTCTTGGCCAGCGGCCTCGAGGAACTCCAGACCCCTGACGTTCAGGGCGGTGTCGTAGTCACTGGTCATCGCCACCTTCTCGGTCTCGTCGGCCAGCAGGTTCAAATTCAGGAGTGAGGCCACCTTGGTCTCGATTTCCTCAAGGTCACCCAACTCAGCTGACTGAGCAATCTTCATGGCCTGGAAAGCTGCCTGCTCGTCGAAGGCTGATGCCTCCTTCTTCTTGAGGGCACGATGGAGGCCATAACCCGCCCCGGCCGCCAGGGAGGCTCCGCCACCAATGAGAGCAGCCTTGCCACCCTTCGTGCGTCCGAGCTGTTGGACCTTCGAGGTCACACCTCGCAAGCCTTCACGCACTTTTCCTTCAGCCCCGCCCACCTGCTTACCACCCGAGCGGCCCTGGCCTGCCCCCTTGAGGGACTTCTCGGCCTTGGCAGCACGGCCCTCGGCAGCCTTGGCGGCCTGCTCTCCCTTGACCTTCTTCTCGAATCTCGCGGCCTCTGCCGCACCGGGCTGCGAGCTACCTCCCCGAGCCTCCTTCTCCATAGCCGCCTTCTGAATCTCGCCGGACTCAT